ATTATCGCGTTAACTGCTATATTTGCAATCGTTTTGTTACCGAAACTGGTTGCGGTCTTCTATCCGATGGTCGATGTAACAGTTGGGTATACAAATTGGATGCCTGGATTTTGGTTCTTTAAAGAAGGCAGAGAAGTTTTCGAATGGGTGACTTTTCAAGGACTTGTGATCACGCAGCTCGATACAAACTTAGTCTCGGCTATCATCGGGATGTACTTTGGCGGCAGTTTAGTGAAAAAATGACCGCGAAACTTAGAAACCCATCTATGACTTTAACTGCTTTACTTATAAATTGAATTATTTTAAAAACGTCAGCGTTTAACATATACTACGAAAATGACTATAGAAGTTACAGCACCGCGACCAACAGAAGAAGAAATTCTAGCCTATCGCCTTGAGCAAGAAAGAGGAGATCAAGAACTCGGTATTTACAAAATGCTTTTAGAAGAAGCAAATGAAAAAGGAAAGTCTTTTGCGGGACATTTAAATAGTTTAGATGCTGCAGGACTTCTTGAAGGACCTGCAGGAAACCGTTACGATTTGTTTATGAAAAAATATGAACAAGATATGGACTATCAAAGACGGTTTGGGGAAGACTTGATGGAAGAAAGAAAAAGTGGTAAAACTAAAGACGATGAGGATATGGATCCCCTTGTATTAAAAGAATTAATAAAACAAAGAAAAATTTTATTTAATCTTAGGGATAAAAGACTCAGAGGGCTATCTTCAGGAGAGTACACACGATTAGCTGACGGCGGTTCACCCGAACAAGAACTTGTAAATCAGCGGATAGCTGAGTTGATGATGGAAGAACCCGTCAATGAAATGCGGGCAACGAATCCCGATATGTTTGAACGTCAGAAACTAGGCATCGAAAGACTTCTTTCTAATCTTTATGAACCGCGTCGGGCGAGAGATATTGCTGAAACAATTTCTACAGGTATGGACTTTACTCCGTTAGGGGATCCCGCAGCGATAGCCGAAGGCTTTCAGATGATGGGAGATGATCAGCCGTTGATGGGGGCAGCACTAATGGCGAGCAGTATTTTTACAAATATGCCAGCGAATAAACTTAAAAAACTTATAACAGAAACAAAAGATAAGTTAAAAAACGATATTCCTCAAAGAATATACGATGCTCGAAACTTTATGCGACAAACTTCTCAAGGAGACCAGTTTCAAGGTCAACGAATGATGAAAAAAGCGAGCGAAGAAAAAAGAAAACTTACAAAAGAATTAGCTGAAATGGAAGATGCTTTAGCAAATCCTGAACTTCCTTTAGATTCCTCCCCCAAATCAGGCATTATTAACGCAACTCCTGAGATCAACAGACTGTTCAGGGAAATAAGTGAAAGTCCTTCACGAATTAATACTCCGCAACACCAAGAAGCAGCTAAATTAACAGGTGAACAACTGCGAAAGATTAATCGGGGTATTGAAAAATTAGAGCCTACTGAAAGAGACAGAGTAGCAGAACTGATACAGAAGTTATTAGAAGATCGTTAATGACCTCAAACAAAGAAAAGCTCAGAGCTTTAAAAAACATAGATCTTTCTTATCTCAACAAAGCTGAAGCGAAAGAATTTACGATCCTTTTAGAGGAACTCACAAAACGCGAGTTTCAAGAAAAAGCCACAGGAACTTTTTTAGATTTTGTAAAATCAATCTGGGGCGAGTTTATTTCAGGCGATCACCATCAGAAGATGGCAAAGGCTTTTGACGATATAGCAAGTGGTAAACTAAAACGGCTCATTATCAATATGCCGCCACGTCATACAAAATCTGAATTTGCTTCGCATTTATTCCCCGCGTACCTTTTGGGAAAGAATCCGAAACTAAAAATTATTGAAGCAACACACACCGCCGACTTAGCAATTAACTTTGGTCGTAAGGTTAGGGATTTGATCGACGGAGAAGAGTATCATGAACTCTTTCCTGAAACAGAACTAAAAGCGGACAGCCGTTCGGCGGGTAAGTGGCTAACAAACAAAGGTGGGGAATACTACGCAGCAGGTATTGGGGGAGCACTTGCGGGTAGGGGAGCGGATTTGTTTATTATTGATGACCCGCATTCAGAGCAAGACGCGATGTCCGATAAAGCAATGGAAGAAGCGTATGAGTGGTTCATGGCAGGTCCGCGACAAAGGTTACAACCAGGAGGAGCGATTGTAATTGTGATGACTCGTTGGTCTAAAAAAGACTTAACGGGAAGATTGATCAAGAAGATGGCACAAGATCAAGGCGCAGATCAGTGGGAAGTAATTGAATTTCCTGCAATACTCCCTAGCGGCAACCCTCTTTGGAAAGAGTATTGGAAATTAGAAGAACTTGAAAGCATAAAAGCCTCCGTTAGTCCTTCAAAATGGGCGGCGCAGTACATGCAAAGACCAACAGGTGAGGGAATATCAATTATTCCAAAAGAGTGGTTTATGGTTTGGGAAGAAGAAAAACCTCCAAAGTGCGACTACATCATTCAATCATACGATACGGCTTTTCTAAAAAGCGAACGTGCCGACTTTACTGCAATTACAACGTGGGGAGTTTGGTACCCTGAAGGAAAAATTGGAGAGGAACTATATACAGGCAACGAAGCGCATCTGATTTTAATTGATTGCATAAAAGAACGGTTCGACTTTCCTGAACTAAAGGCAGAAGCCCTAAGATTATACGAATTTTGGGAGCCTGATACAGTAATTATCGAGGCAAAAGCCAGTGGCATACCGTTGGTCCAAGAATTACGGCGGGTAGGTATTCCCGTAAACACCTTTTCTCCAGGAAAAGGACAGGATAAAATAGCCAGACTAAATTCAGTGTCCCCAATATTCCAAGATGGACGTGTTTGGGTACCTGATAATCGTTGGGGCGAAGAATTGATGGAAGAAGTCAGTGATTTTCCTGGAGGCGAACACGACGATTTAGTAGATGCAACAACTTTAGCACTAGCTAGGTTTAGAGAAGGTGGATTTTTACAACTTACAAGCGATTATTATGAGCCTGAAGAATATTATCCAACGGAAAGAGTTTATTATTAATAAAATAAAGGTATGATTTACAGACATGGCTATTGAACAACAACCTTTATCCGTACTTTCTCCAATGGAGGAAGAAATTGAACTCGAGATTATAGATCAGCCTGAAGAAGAGACGGAAGTTTTTATTCAGCCTGATGGAACGGTTGTTATGGGCAGCGATATGCCCGATCAAACAACAAGTAAATTTGGTGAAAACATAGCAGAATCCCTAGATGACCGTGAATTATTTACAATATCTAATGAATTAATTGCTTCTTTCGAAGATGACCTTGATTCTCGAGACGATTGGTTTCAAACATATACCGAAGGACTTGATTTATTAGGAATAAACGCGGATTCAAGATCACAACCGTTTATTGGTGCATCAGGGGTGCATCATCCGATACTCGCTGAAGCCGTAACTCAGTTTCAAGCGCAGGCTTACAAAGAAATGTTGCCAGCGGGCGGACCTGTTGACACAGAAGTTTTAGGAATGACAGACGATGCGAAGTTAGAAAAAGCAAATCGTGTTAAAAACTTCATGAATTATCAAATTACTTATAAAATGGAAGAATACGATCCTGAAATGGATCAGCTTTTGTTTTATTTACCGCTATCGGGTTCCTCATTTAAGAAAATTTATTACGATCCAGCAGTTGGCAGAGCTGTAGCCCGTTTTGTTAAGTCAGAAGATTTAGTTGTTCCGTATTATGCGGTTGATTTACTAACTTCTCCACGAATAACCCACGTTATTCATATGACTGAAAACGAATTACGCAAATTACAAATGTCTGGGTTCTATCGAGACGTAGATATGATGTCTCCTTCGGGATCTATAGAAGACACAGAGGTAGATGCGAAGATTGATGAGCTTCAAGGGCTAACTCGTACTGCATCTGATGAAGAATACACGCTTTTAGAAATGCATGTCGACTTAGATATCACAGGTTACGAAGATACAGACGACAGTGGCGAAGAAACGGGTATTGGGCTGCCTTATATTGTAACAATTTGCAAAGATAACAACGAGATACTCTCAATTCGTCCAAATTACGACGAAAACGACCCGATGCGCAAGAAAATTGAGCATTTTACGCATTATAAGTTTCTTCCAGGACTTGGATTCTACGGATTTGGCTTAATTCACATGATGGGCGGACTAACTAAGTCTGTTACTGCGATTTTGCGTCAATTAATTGACGCAGGCACACTTTCTAACCTTCCAGCGGGTTTTAAATCACGAGGATTGAACATTCAACGTCATGATGATCCGTTACAGCCTGGAGAATGGCGAGATGTCGACGCTCCAGGAGGAAAACTTGCAGATTCGTTTTTACCGCTTCCGTATAAAGAGCCAAGCAACACTTTAACCGCGTTATTGGGTTCTTTAGTTGATTCAGGCAAAAGATTTGCCGCGACGATAGAAGATCCAACAGGAGATGGTAATTCCGAAGCGCCCGTAGGTACAACGGTTGCTTTGATGGAAAAAGGACAGCGGGTAATGTCCGCAATTCATAAAAGACTGCATTACGCACAGCGTTGCGAGTTTAAAATTTTAAAAAGAGTATTTGGTGAATTTTTACCGCCCGAATACCCTTATCAAGTACAAGGTGCTTCTGAAAACGTATTTAAGGAAGATTTCGACAACAGTGTAGACGTAATTCCTGTGAGTGATCCAAATATTTTCAGTATGACCCAAAGAATTACTTTAGCGCAAACACAATTACAAATGGCACAATCTGCTCCCGAATTACATGATTTACGAGAAGCGTATCGTAAAATGTACATTGCTTTAAACATTAAAGACATTGATGCCGTTCTTCCACCTGAGGAAGAAGTACCGCCAAGAGATCCAATTAGTGAACAAACTTCAGCACTAACGGGTGATCCGATTAAGGCATATGATTTTCAAAACCAAGAAGCATATATCGCATCTCATTCCGCGTTTTTGCAAAACCCGATGGTACAGCAAAACCCAACAGCGGGTCAAGCAATTAGTGCAAATATTCAAGAACGACAAGCGATGTTGTACAGATTACAAGTTGAACAAGCACTTGGTCAGCCTTTGCCACCGTTAGACGAGCCGATGCCGCCAGAAATGATGAACGAAATTGCTATGGCAGCTGTTGCTGCAACACAACAAGTCACAGGTCAAGCTCAAGCAATGGCGCAAGCACAAATGATGGCGCAACAAGATCCGCAACGACAAATGTTCGAAGAACAGTTGCAATTAGAGCGTGATCAGTTAATGCAAAAAGAACAAGAAGATATGCGTGATAAAGAAGTTGAAATGGCTAAAGCCGAACTTGACGCACAAGTTAAACGTGAGAAAATTGAAGCAGACGCTAGAAAAGAAGACACAAAAGCAGCGA